CTGCACTTCTTTCTGCACAAGTGCGGTGCTACCGCGAGCTACGACCTTGAGGTCGCCCTTCGCTCGCTCATTCGTTCCGAACTCCATATTGAAGTGGAACAATGATTCAATCATAGGGCGTATAAGGAAATCGTCAATGTTTTTGATGGTGCTTTTGAGCGCTACGTTAGCCGCTCCCATCAGCATTGAGATGCCCGTCGCCGTCTTATTCAAGCTCTTCGTTTGTTCGCCGTGAGTGTAAGACGGCAGGGATGTCGTCTCGTCGGCAAAGCGTCGGAAGATCTCGATGATTTGATTCAGGCCATTTGCGTTCGCGACAGGCTGGTAGTACCTGATCGCTGGCATTGATCCGTCTCCGCCGGAGCGCAAAAAGACCCGCCACGGATGGAGATCGGTTGGATCCTCACCCGCCGCGAGGAGGTCGGTGTTTACTTCCACCATCGGACCAGAGGAGAGAGCCATGTTATCCAGCCAGATTCGAGTGGCCGCATTCATGGTTTGCTGTGAGTCACGCATCATGCGCGGTACGCCTACGCCCCAGAACTGGTGGGGAGAGCGCTCATAGGGGAAGATGTTATACGGAATACGGTAGCCCTTCACTGGATTCAGTGAGGCTTTGATGACCTTTCCTGAGACAATCCATACGTTTGCGTCAAAGTCTTGGCTGGGATCTGCACCCTCCGGTAGCTCGACCCCAGAGTCTTTGAGGTCGTATCCGTCAATGGATCCCCAAAACTCCAGCAGCTCATACCGATGCGAATCACCGTGCTCGTTAATACCAGCGATCTGGCGGCGAGTCCGTTCGTGATCCTCTTCTTCATGGTTTCCTGTACGGTTGTCTCGCAACATCGCGAGAATAATTTCTGCATCGAAAGATGGCGTTTCGGCCAGCTCTCGGAACTGTCTTCGCGTTAGGACATGACGGCGGAACATTCCGTGGCAGTCATCAAGACTGGTGCAGAACGGATCGGGGTAGAGATCGAAAATTGATACCGACTCAATCTCTGGCCGAACCTGCTCTTCCATGACCATTGCGTAGGTTGACCGACCCATCTCATCCTGCATTCTCTGGTAAGACTGAACTCGGTCGATCTTTACAGTGCCCGACTTGATGGCACCGGAGCCAAAGATGCAGGCCTCTAGGATGGCCTCCTTCATCTTCTGCTCTGTGTTCTCTTCGATAAGCTGGTCTTCGATGTCCTTCTGCATTTCCTCAGAAGCCATCATTGCCAGTCGCTCTTCTTGTTCCTGCAATCCCTGACGGATCGCCTCTTCGTTCTCTGCCAGAACCTGACGAATTACCTCTTCAGGCTGGCCTTGGCCAAGCTCGACGATGTTCTGAATCAACATCTGCTGCATCTCGGCCCGCTTGATCGGATTGATCTTGGGGCGAGGCGTAGGCTCTACGCCAAAGAATGCGTCACCACTTTGGAACAACAGGTCAACAAGCCTGCTGTATGCCGCCATAACCTTGGTTCGGGTCAGGCCAACAAAGACCTTGCTGCGAGACCCAGAAGCTTCTTCTAGGCGAGCGAGAGTATTGGGGTCATATTGCCCAGAAAACTGACGCAGATCCTTGATCCACTCATCTTCAGTTTCTTTGCGGGCATCTTTGTACTCGGTAAACAAGGACTGAAGCCTTGATCCGAGATTTTGAAGTTCGCTCTCTTGAGTGCTGTCCGGATTCTCAACATCAAACCCGACACCCTCTTCGAGGTATTCGTCCATTACCATCCCACCACGGTGTCAACAGTTTTGAAGCGCCTGCCGACCGGCAACACTTTAGGTCGCGGCATAGAAGCCAATCCGTGGAGGGCAATGGCAAAAGCCATTACCCGATCATCATAACAGCCGTTTTGAGCATTGGTAGTCCCTTTTTCGTCAATAACATACGTCCGCAACTCTTTGATTAACTCAAGGTCTGCAATGCCAGAATCCCTCTGCCGGAGTAACGCGGCGAGGTTGTCGATGATCAGCGGCTTGGTCTTACTCGTAGTCAGGAAACCACCGCGCTTCGTCATGCGATCTCCGTATGCGCCGTCCACAGAACTTTCAACAAACAGAGACGGGTAGTTCAGTTCTTGCAACCGGCGGAGCGTAGTCAGTCCGTGGTTGTTTCTCTCGACAATGATGTAGGCGCTGTTGTACCGCTGGCCGATCATGCCGACGATGTTGCCCCACTCCCACGGATCAATGTGCCCGTGGTAGCAAGCAACCTGCCTGCCACGCGAGTCCAGTACCTGCGCCACGGAGTAGTCTCCGTAGGCCAATCCCTCCGCGACGTCCACGCCAATGACGTAGGAATCGTCTGGATTAGGCGGATACCACTCCCGATAAGGACCAGAGGAGCGCTCAGACATTCCGTCGCTGCGGAACTCGCCGATGAAGTCAGGCGTGTAGCACTCCTTCTCGGCATCAGCGAGAACGTCATCCTCCACAAAACAACGACCAGACGTGAGGAACGCCTCAATCGGGGTGGACGGATACTCCTGCTTAAACAGGTCATGCCCGCCCAGCTCGTCCATTTTGTTGCGGCGGAACTGGAGCTGTTCGTCATCCAGCCCATACTTAGCCGCCATCTGCTCCTCGTCCTTGGTCCGCTCGAAGTACGGGCGCACTGGGGCGCGGTACTCGGACATAACATACCAAGGCACAAAGCAGGTAATCCAATCGGTTTCGCCACGCAGAGACTTCATGACTTGGTCATAGAACCAGCCGCCCGCCCCGTTCGCGGTGGACTCAAGGATCACTTCACTGCCCTTGCCGCCTACCGTCTGTAGCAAACCGGCTACGATGTCTGCCCCTTGCGGGTAGAAGGCGACCTCCGATCCATGGACAAAGCGGTTAGTCTGTCCTCGCCCTGTTTGAGTTGATCGTGCCGTACCCACTCGATATCGCGAGTTGATCTCGTCGAAGACGAGCGTAGCGGCACTTTGACTGCTGAGTTTAGGCTTAAAAGCTTGGTGAGGAACGCCGTCGTAGAACGAGCGCACCATGTTAAAAATCGCGTTAGTTGACTCCGCAAGGTGCGAAAGAACGAACGCATTCGCATTTCTAGTTTGCGTAATCTTCCAGAAGAAGCGACCCTCCACATACGTTGATATCCCCACCTGTCTCGCTTTAAGAATAAGAGCGCGGATCTTGCCCTGCTCCTTGAGCTGCTGCTCCAGTTGCTGGTGAACCATCTTCTGGCCATCGTTGAGGCGGAACGGAACTTGCTCGCCCTCCTTGTTGATGACCTTCAGGATGTTCTTGGCGTACACGGGGAAGTCGGATTTAAATACCCGCGCCGCCTCCATCAACTCCTGATCATTCACCCTCTAACCCCTCAATGATTTGCTTGCACCACCACAACAAGTCAGCGTCTTCCCCTGAATGACGCATGAGATTCACCCTGTAGCAGACCAGCCTGACGTTGCCCTTCTCGTAACCTTTGCTCTGGTCGATCCTGTCTACCGATGAATTCAGCCCCGGCGAATCCCTCATGCGGCGGGGGTAGTAGGTCATGTGCATACCCGTAACGGCGCACTTCCCCTGTTGCTGATCCCACATCATCCGCAGATCTTCTTTGGTAATGCTTATCTCTGCCTTGCGGGTCTTGTTGTGTAACCGGCTAAATAGATAGGCCTCCGGACTAGAAGATCTGTAAGCGTTCTTTTTCACCGCATGACAGGCGGCGCAAGTTCGCTTTCTGTAGCTCCCTTTCCCATGCAGGGGAAAATCTTTTAGTGGTTTTGTAACGCCGCATACGGTGCATTCGCGATTCTCAACTGCCAAGGCTTACCCCCCGTGACGTCGTGAAACGCCGCCATAGCCGCCTTGGAACTCCCTACGGCTATGCGATCCCCCATCAGGGATAAACCGAGGCCAATGCACCCGACCACGTCTGTTGGATAGTTAGCGACGTGGAGCAGAATATGGGTGCGGCCCTCGACGTTCTCGACCTCGTAACACCAGTCGAACTTCGGTGACTCCTGCCATTTCAGCGTGTATTCGCCCAGCGGGATGCAAGACTCGAACGGCTTGTTGTCCAGCCATGGGCGCTCAATCGTGAAGAACTTGTGTACGGTGTTCGACGGAACCTGCATGACCCCCAGCGTCCCTGCTGGGTGGTATGCAAATCGCTTGATAGTGATCATTTATTCAGACCAGCTATCATCGTTCTCGTCGTAAACGTCATCCCCATTGGAATCGCAGTGACGCTGCCAGATCTGCATGTCAAAGGTATAACCTTCGCTCCAAGGCTCGTATGCCTTGCACCACTCATGGGATCCTTTGGGCAGGCCATCTGTTGGCTGCGCAACATAGTCGCGCTTGGCCCAAGGCTTTTGGGCGCGGAAAAACGTGTCCTTGTTCTTCATAAGCTGCCGCTTGAAGAGCGTACTGTTCGAGGTGCTGATGTAGATCTCCTGCCCCTCATCTAGCGTGTAGGTAGATCCGTCCTCGAAATTAATCACCGTCTGAGCAGAAACGGATGCAGACGCAAATAGCGCTAAAAATAGCCATAGTTTTTTCATGGTTTTCCCCAGTTTGCCTTAGAAGCCCCTGAAAGGCCGCAGGTTGAACGATGCACGGGGAGAGGTATGCCCAAGGGGAGGGGCTAGATCGTCGCTCCTGCGGCCCCACAGGGGGCAATATGAATCCAATCTAAACAGTAGTTTCAGTTTTGTATAGCGTTTTGGCACTTAAAATGCGTTCTCCGCCACCATAGCCCCCAGAACAAAGAACGTGACCAGCGCCGCAGGTATCATTAGCGAGGCAATAACCGCCAGAACGATAAGATCCTCGACCTTTTTCACTTGGTTGACTTCGCGCCCTTGCATTTCCAGCGCTTCCGCGAAAGATTGTTGGGCGTATTCGGGTCGTTTTGCTTCTTTTTGGACAGCCGCTTCTTAATCCCAAGGCTGCGGGCGCAGTAACTGTCCCCCTTCTTGGTGCCAGCGCGTACCCGTGGGCCACCATCCTTAGCTTTTCCGGCCTGCCCGTAGGAGACTTTCTTGCCACTGGAGGTGACCTTGACCTTAGCTTTGCCTTTTCTGGGCTTTGTCATCTGTATATCCCTGTATTTGCCGACCCCAGCACGACCAATGCGGGGGTTACTTTCTGGCTTCCTACAAAAAACTCCCTGTTTTCATACTGTTAAACGGGTAATTCCCGACCCCAGCATAGAAGTCCCGCAGAATTGCGGGAGTTTTGTGGGGATCCGCTGGTACGTCTTGGCATCTCATGGGCATATACCTGTATTTTTCGGGTGGGTACTCTCAGAAAGACCGCCCCCCCTCCAAAGTTGCACCCCCCCCCATGGGGTTGTGAAACGTGGTGCTGGAGATAGGCATAGCCCCCATGGAACCACGGTGCGCGACCGCGCCCAGATCGTCCATCTGCTACCCCCCCCCTGCCCGAGGGTGCCGCGAGGTGCGATTCGCACGGGTTGAGGCCGATCCGGAGGGCCTAACATTGGTAGTGTTGCGCTCAATCGCCGCAAGTCTCTGACTTAAAAGGCAAAACATTCTCGGGCAAATCGTCTTCGGGCGCTAAATCCGCGAAAAAGCCAGACGAAACGGTCTCGATCTGCGTTTTCTCGGGGGCAAAGATGCCGTAATGCTTGCCCATCAACTCAAGCGAACGGACCCGAGCCGCGTCCGAGTTCTCAGGATCCATCGCCTCGACCTTCAAACGCTCGACGACCCATTCCGATCCATCCATCGCCCTGACCATCATTTGCCGCTTATGAGCCTCAATAGCCGCCTTAACGTCAACATGAGTCAACAGCCGCGACCCTTGCTGTTTCGGGTGCGAATAGCCCGCCGCTTGGGCCGCTTGGGTGGCGTTGCCATGCTCAACAAATTCAGCCACGAATTTGGACTGACGCCAGTTCAGATTCCTCTCGTTTCCCTTGGGTGATTCGTTATCCATTCCTATGGTGTTTCCTTACTGGTTGAACGGGATCCGGTGTCGCGGTTATCGATCTTTTTTCCGCGCCGAAAAATTTTTCATCTGAGCAGATGCGCGACGGCTCCAACCACTGCCGCGAATACGATCCATCCGGCTCGCTCATAAAGCGCGGTCGATCCCTGATGCTTCTGGAATTGCTCGACGAGTTCGCGGTGTTCTTTTTCGACCCAATCGAGGCGCGTCTCATGACGGTTAAGCCGAGCGTGAGCGGCATCGGTTCGCTCGTCGATCCTACCCAGCTCCGACAGCTGATCGGTCAGCTTGTCGAGTTTTGCCTCGATTCTGAGCAGTCTGTCCTGCAATTCCATATCGTCCGAATCCCGCATGATTATTGGATTTGAAATTTAATTTAGATTTTTTCATTCTAAAGTGTTGACACCCGTTTTCAATAAGCGTATTTTGTTTGTCATTGGGTCGATATGACCCGCCGTGCGGGACTGCGTTAAGTCCGCCAGACCTCAAGGATCGAGGTGCTGACCCAGAGCTAGGAGGCTTGCCCCGATGGCAACACCATGCATCGACGCAAGACTGAGCGAATCGCGAGTTGCTGTATTGCAGGCAACCGACGGGAGGACCGGAGCGAGTGGGAACCCAACGACGGGGTATATCGGCGGCGACCGGAGGAGCAAGAAGCTCGGCCAAGCGTAAGCGGCACTCAGCGATGGTTGCGATCACCTTTTTGTCGGGGTCTGAAGCTGACCCCCTGATGACCCACACCACAGGGCATCGGTCACTCGATGGGCGGAGCACCGCCGAAACAATCTGGAGATTGAAAACATGGCAAAGCAAAAGCGAAACCTCGGTCAGGAAATGACCCAAGCAATCAAGGCGATGATGCTGGAGCACGGCACCGACTGGACAAAGCCCTTTCAGGCTCTCGCGACGGTCCCCACCAATGCCGTCACGGGCAAGGAATACAGCGGGCTGAATGCACTGTGGCTCGGCCTGCTCGGCGTTCAGTGGGCGGCAGGCTACAAGCAGTGGCAGACCATCGGCGCTCAAGTCGTGAAGGGTGGCAAGTCGGTCTCGATCACTAGGCCCATGCCTATCAAAGACAAAGAAAATCCCGAGAAGATTGCGGCGGTGCTGTTCGGCTCCGTTCCGATTTTCCCCAGCAGTCAGGTCGAAGGCTGGACCCCGCCCGCTGTCGAGACTACCGACACCACTGAGGTGCTGGCCGAGGTTGACGCCTTCGTTGCCAACTGCAACGCCCACATCGAAGTCGGCGGCAGTCAGCCCTGCTACATCCCATCGCGGGATCAGATCTCGATGCCGCGCCGCGAGGCCTTCACCGAGACTGACACCAGCACGGCGACCGAGACCTATTACTCGACGCTGTTGCATGAGCTTATCCACTGGACTGGCCACAAGTCGCGTTGTGCGCGTCTGGATGACAAGTCGAAGCGCGGCTATGCCTTCGAGGAACTCGTCGCCGAGATCGGCTCAGTGCTTCTGTCGGTGCGTCTGGGTGTCTCCCCCACGGTGCGGCCTGACCATGCCAAATACCTGAACGGTTGGCTCAAGGCTCTGGACGATGATCAGTCCTATATCACCGATGCCGCGAAGCTGGCCCAGAAGGCTATCGACTACCTCGATGGTCTTCAGACAGTAGAGCTTGAGCAGGCGGCGTGAGTCGCTTTGTTCAGGTTTTTTCCGCCCCCCAAAAATTTTACCCGTCTGACGATGGCCCGCTGGATACGGGCCGAAACACCCTTCGGGGTGTCACGGGAATCCATCTCGTCCCCACACCACTGGGGTTACTCACAATCTGGAGGTCATTATGACTATGCAAAAAGACTACCTGTCCTACGTTTCAATCGGCGGCGGCTCATCTTGGGGCTACGGCGAAACACCCGCCGAGGCTGTGGCAAATATGCTCGGCGCTCTCAAGGACTGGACGATGTATTACGACCTGTCCGAGACCAACGTCTACTC